GACGGCACGTTCGGCCCTAGCAATTTGTTTAGTGATCTGGTCTATTACCTGCTGACTGACAAGATTGCAGGCCTAGGCACTTGGAATAGTAACGGTGTCTGGACTAATACTTCGACATTTGAGGCAACCTCGAAATTCTTGAAAGCGAATGGGATCAAGTTCGACGGCACTGTTGAGCAGAAAGTAAATCTGCGCTCATACCTGACGCAACTTGCACCATTAAACCTCTGTAATTTTGTAATCGCTAACGGTCAATTCAGCATTATCCCCGCGTTGCCATTTGATCCGAACAGCTATCAAATCTCCTCTGATGCACTGGAGATCAAAGCGGTGTTCTCGTCAGGCAACATTGTCGAAGGAAGCTACAAGCTCGAATACTTAGACCGAGCAGAGCGTGAAAACATCAAGGCGGTCATGGTTTATCGCAATGGGAAGAAGAACAAGCTGCCTCAGAGTGATGCAATCCTCGTTCGATGGAAAGACGTAACCAGCGACAGAGCGCCTCAGACAGTTTTTGACATGACCAACTTTTGCACTGACAAAGAGCAGGCCAAGCTAGTTGGCCGATACATGTTGAGCCTTAAGCGGCGCATTGATCACGCAATCAATTTCCAGACATTGCCTTTGGGATTGTCGTTGGCTCCTGGTGATTACATCCGTGTCATTACTGAAGATGCCCCGAACTCTGATTTCTCTATTGGTGCGGTATCACCACAGAACGGTCAAATCCTTTCTGTCATGGAATTGGCAGATGGATCGCATGAGGTAACGGCATATGTGCCTGGCTCTGATGCTGTAAGACTTATCACGATGGAAGTGTTAAACGGACGCGTTACTGATCCGGCTTTGTACGGAACACTATTCACCACTTTGACGCTGACAGAGCATCAAAATACCTACATTGTTGAGCAATTAGAATTAGGAGAGGATGGCATGGTAAATGTGACGGCCTCGTTTTTCCCGACCGATGAGCAAGGCCGCAGTCTGCTTGCGTTGGATGCTTTGGATGAACCATTGGCGGACGGTTCTTCTCGTTTCATGTACGTCGACTGATGGCATTTCCAAGCACTGCGCCTAGCACGCGTTCAGTTAATTACGGCGACTACCCGGTCAAGTCTGTCCAGATGATGGATGGATTTGAGACGCGAATTCTCTACGGCAGCAAAAGGGTTGGCGTTGAACTCCAGCTGGCTTACAACAACATTGCGGACGCGATAGCTGAGCAGTTTTTGAGTGATTACGACACTCAACGCGGCACCTTTGGGACTTTCCCTTTGCCTAGTAGCACTACTGACGGAATGGAGCAGGGACTGGCGAATCAAATCCCCGGCGTCTCTGACACTCAGTGGAGATACGCAGGGCCACCAACGGTCAATAGCGTCTATCCGGGGGTGTCTAGCGTGACCGTAACGCTGTTGGCGGTGCTGGTATGAGCAATTTCTATTCGGGCCAAAACGGTCGGCTACTGATCAACGGCACAGCAGCTGGCAAGGTGACCAACTGGAGCTTCAGCAGTTCTATGTCGCCGTTAAGCACCACCAGCCTTGAGGACACCGACCAGACGTTTATGAACGGTTTGCGTTCTCTTACGGGTAACGCTTCGCTGTATTACTACGACACTGGCGGCGTTAGCAATACGAACAGCGCGTCTACCTTGATCGACAAGTTGATCAAGACTCGAACCACTGCTGATGATGCAGGCAAAGCAGCTCAGGCTGAAAACGTGACGTTGAGGCTGCAGGTTAAAGAGGGCAACATCGTCAAGCAAATAGAGATCGATGTGCTCTTGACCAACGCGACCATGAACATGGCCGTCGGTGAGGTGCTGTCAGCGCAAATTTCATTCCAAGCAAATGGAGCCCCTACGGAGCTGTCCTTATGAGTGTTTACTTGGGCAGCGAAGGAGGCGTCGAAATTCAGCGTCAAGGCGAATCGATCAAGGTTCAACTTGTAGCGGCAGACGTAAACACTGAGGCGCGGCGTTTTGGCCTTGACTTCGATCCTGATTTCGCTGGCACTCGCCCTAGCCCATTTTTTACTGGCGACCAAGTCCAGTTCAGTTCAGCTGATGGGACAACTGATTTGACGTTGGTCAGCGGCATGACCGACACCAATGTGACCCGATGGGTGAACATCGATCAGATGGGCGGGATCCGTCTGTATGAAAGCTATGAAGAGGCGGTTAATGGTGGCATTGAGAATGCGCTTGAGCTTGTAGAGCCCTCAGCCGATCAAGACATTGTTGTTGACCTGGCCAACGTCAACTTCAACTGTGTCGCTCAAATGCGTTCTTATGAATTAACGACAGCAAGAGAGACCGTGGATATGTCAATTTTGGGCGAAGAGTACAAGCAGTTCTATGACCAAGGAATGATCAGCGGGCAAGGGAGTATCGCTGCGATCTGGGACTTTCAGCACGTTGTATGCAACGACGATCATCCCGCTGATTCAGAGGTCGCGAATTATTTCTCGCAACTTGTTATTCGATTTTCTGAGGGCGCACGGTTTAGGGGGATGTTCCTTGTTTACAGGTCTCTGACAGATGCGGTCTGGTACGAGGCTGACTGCATTTGCACAAATGTGGGGATGAGTTTTGCCCCTGGGCAAGTAATTGACTCGACGATTCAGTTCATTACTACGGGTCAGATTTGGCTTAGGCAAGGTGAGCCGCCTAGCTTCCTATTGCAAGAGCAAGGGGTAGAGAGCGAGATCCTCCTAGAGGAGCCACCTGGCGCAATTGAGCTTGAGTTCTCTGTCTAAACTCAAAACAGCACACTGTTTTTGACGAAGTGGCAGACAGGAAGATTTCCCAGCTGACACCGTTGACCGGTGCGCTGAATGTTGCTGACGCATTGGCGATCGCTGATGACTCCGCAAGCCAAACCAAAAAGATTTCGCCAAAAGACCTGATTCAAGCTGGCGTCGTCCTGATTGATAACGGTTCAATCCCGGCTGACAAGCTGTCAGGCAGTGCAATACCTGATGGCGCAGTCACCACAGCAAAACTGGCTGATGGCGCTGTAACTGCCGTCAAGCTTGCTGATAACAGCAGCGGCGTTGTCGTAACAGGTGAGTTACCGACTGGTGATCGCGTTGGTCAGATCGGCATTAGCACCACTGATAACGCCCTATACGTGTGGGACGGTTCAGCGTGGCGCGGGATTGCGGCACCTGCTTCCGTCAATGGCATCGATGTCACCAACGGGCTAGTCACCATTGGGGTCACTGATAACGGCGACGGGACTGTCACGCTGTCGCCAGGCCTTGCTGATACGACTGGCGCTCGTCAATTCTTGGCTGGCCCCACGAATGGCGCGGGTCCGGTATCAGCTCGGTCAATCATTGGCGCTGATGTCCCTGCAGCTACGTCTACAACCAACGGCGTGATCACCGTCAACGGTGGCGGCTTGACTGTGAATGCGGCTGGCCTAATCAGCATCGACAACAACGTCGCAGAGCAGACCAGTCGAAGCTTGGCGACATGGGACGCAAACGGCTTAGTTCAAGGCGGCAGCCCGATTGTTTATACCGATTTGCCATTAGCGACTGCCAGCACGACTGGAGTGGTCAAGCCCGGTGCATCGATGAAGGTCGATGGCGCTGGCAATATCAGCATTGACAACATCGTCGCGGCAGGCAGTTACACCAAGGTCCAGGTAAACGATGTCGGTCTGGTTGAGTCTGGTGGCAGCTTGTCGGCATCAGACGTGCCTGACTTGTCAGCTGATCAGATCACCAGTGGATTGATTAGCCCGACGATCATTGGCGATCGCAGCATTCAAGAAATCAAGCTTGCGGATTATTCGACTTGCTTGATTCAAGAAGGCGCCCCCTCTGGTGACTACAAGCTTGGCCAGCTGTGGTTCACTCCGAGCACATCTCAGCTGCGTGTTTATAGCCGAGGTTCATCTGGCGACTTGTGGCTGAGCATTGGTTTTGGAGCACTACAGCAGCAAAACCTGAGATGGGGCGGCACCGTCAATGCAGCCGATTCAACGATTACAACGCTGACTGACATCGGCGTATCAGAGGGCCTAGTTGCAGGTGGGCCAATCCCTACTCCAACGGATGAACTGAGTGGCCTGTATTTCGTGGTCGCTACAGCGGGAACTGGAATTACCATCCCGAATGTCAACGGTGACATGTGTACCGAAGGCGATTGGATTCTCTACATCGACCAAGCGCAAGGCGCGGTGCATTTAGACATCGCCGCAGGCGGTGGTGGTGGCGGTGGTGCGTCAAAGCTGAATGATCTCACTGATGTTGACATCACGAATGTCGAAGGTCAGCAGTTCCTGCAGTACAACGCAATCAGCGGGATGTGGGACAACGTATCTCTGATCGACGGGGGCAGCTATTAAGGCTGATTAGACTTCGGCTATGCCTGAACAGGCATTGCGTTTGCTGAATAGCAATGGCTACAACCATCAAGCTGAAGTCGTCAGTTGTTAAAGACAAGACGCCACTTCCTTCTGAGATTGTTATTGGTGAGGTCTGCGTTGGTGCGCATCCTGACTCACCGATGCTGGTGTTCAAGGATTCCAACGACGCCATCGTCAAGATTGAACCCGGCAGTGGCGTAACGCCTAGCCCTACTCCTCCAACTGGTCCTAGTGCTGGGGACCTTTGGTTTGATGAAAATAACGGTCTGCTTTATTACTACGACGGCACGCAGTGGGTTGAGCTTGGCACTGCTGGTGATTCGCCTGTCACCAGCGTCAATGGCAAGGTAGGCGCTGTTGTTCTGACATTTTCAGATGTTGGCGCCGCATCAGCTGCTCAAGGTGCATTGGCTGACTCGGCAATTCAACCAGGTGTTGTTAATCCGGTTTATTTCGCTAGCGAAGCTGAATTCCCGGATCCGGCATTGCCTTCTGTTCATGGTGGCGTGGCTCATTCACACGCGGCAAATGCAATGTTTTACGCCCACAATGCGCAATGGCTTGAATTGGCCAATGTCGCTAACACCGTGCCTCTCGGTTCTTGGTCCTCTATCCCGGCACTGACTTGATGGCTGATATCCAACCTACTGACCTGTTTTTGGTCAATCGCTCCGACTCCACTGAAACTGTCGCTCAAGCTGATCTAATGGCTGAACTGCAAGACACTGATCTGATGCTCGTTAATCGAGCCGATCAGACTTACAAAATCACAGGCGAAGACTTAAAGGACAGCCTGAAGCCAGAGTTGACGCTGACAGTTGTTGTCGCGCCTTCAGATCCTGTTTATGTCACCAACACGCTGACCGCTACGCCAGTTGGTGGTGGTGGCACGCCTCCTTATACGTTCACGTACCAGTGGTTTCAAAAGCTCGGTGTCATCACCGGCTGGGTTGCAATTGCCGGTGCTGAGTCTTCGACTTACGTCATCCCTAATAGCCAAATTGGCTGGACGTTTTTGTGCGAAGTCACCGCTACTGATGCAGACGGTGATGACATAACCGCTCAATCAAATCAGACAGCACCAGCCGGAGAAATATCAATTCCGCCTAATATCACTACTGTCACGCTGACAGAGCAGAATCCTGAAAGTGAAGAGCGTTTTACTAATCAAAAATTTGATTTCAATGTTATATGTGATTCAAGCGGTTCAACACCGATTGATTTCTTCGCCAAGGGCAAAGTAACTGGCGACCTAAATAAAACGCTGAAGACTGATGAGATAACGGCTGTTGGCGCTGGTGTCATCGAAACCACTCCTTACGGTTCGCAGATATCGCCTGTCGAGAATTGTTTAGATGGGAATTTAGATACTAAATACAATGCTCGTTGTAATGATGCAGGCTTTGATTTCAACACTACTGTTACTGCCCAGTCGTCTTTGAAATTTAGAACTCTCGGCGGCGAAAGCGGTACTTTCCACCTCAACGGGGTTGATACTGGATTCACAGGAAATTACGGGAGCAGCTCGCCCCCGACAGATTATGAGTACACCGGGCCATTCCCGGTAACACTTCAAACGCTTGATTATCGTGGAGGCGCCTCCTTTGAGACCTGGCGACTTGCAGTAATTGAAGTCGATGGTGTCCCGCTTGTGAGCGGAACGACCCTCACTTTCGACGGTGACAAGGATTTAGCCGAGTTCACTGCTGGTGATGCTGTTACGCAGGACAGCGGCTACACAGTCAACACCAGTGAGATTACGGGAATTATTCCATCAGTTCCAATAAACAAGGGAGATGCTTACGGTGGTGGCATTTATTGCGGACAGCACACCGATGAAGGTGTTGTCTACAACTTAATAGCTGCACCTAAAGAATCCGGTGCTTTGAAGGGTCAATACGGAGGCAACACGGCTGCTGCTATTGCGTATATGGACCCAAGAGGTGTTTCTCCTGGCTCTTCCAATAGCGGCAACGGAATGCCGAATACTATTAATAACGCAAATAGCACTTATCCTGGATTTAATTGGTGCATTAATGCGGCTGATGGTCCTAACGCTGGCACCTTTGATGACACGAATGCCGTAGGAACTGGCATCGGTGGATTTAACGACTGGTATATCCCCTCAAAAGAAGAATTACAAATTGCGCTGGCAGTATTCAATGGTGATTCAGGTAATTGGTATTGGAGTTCTACGCAATACACGAATGATATAAATAATGCTTGGATGGCATACAAAAATGCCTCAATCGTCCCTGACTATCAAAACAAGAACGACCCTGGTTTTTTCTTTGCCATTAGGCGTGAATTAGCTCCAGGTGGAAACGCACCACAGACAGATACAGAACTCACCCTTGCTGATGACAGCGAGCTGAGCAACCTGCGCCCTGGTGATTTCATCACGCAGGAGAACAGTACTGATTCGCCTATTTGGAGTTCGTATGTCACAGTCTCGTCTTCGTATCAGGGCGGCCAGGTTCCTGCACAGATGTTCGATGGATCGACCGCGACTAGGACTGAAGCGGCTCCTCCAGGAACAGTTACGTTTGCCTCACCTACCGAACAAGTAGGTCCGTTAAAGATTCAAATAACTTGCGGTATTCGTAGCAATGTCGCTAATGGTAATTTTGATTTGAAGCTCGACGGTGTTTCTGTCTTTAATGATGCCACTTTTCCTAGCAATTCCAGTGCCTGGGTTGATTTTGGTAACCAGTCCTGGACAACTTTAAGCTTCGGTTCGCAGGAAGGAGGCGATTGGATTGCAGTTGCTGCAATAGAAGTTTTAGGTTCCATCCTCATTGATGGCACCGGTGTCTCAGACCCCAGTGGCACCGTAGGCAGCATCAGCGGCAGCATCATCACGGTGAGTGAAAGCAACGGCACCTGGGGTCCTGCTAATGATGGTCACAATGTCGTAGCTCAGCTTGCCGCTGGTAACGGCACCGTCGGCTCTGTCAATACAGCAGCTAAGACGATTACTCTTGCCACTAACGACGAGTCAGCTAATGCTCGCTGGATTCCAAATCAAGGCAAGTTTGCCATTGGCCCAAGCAAAGTCGTTTCAAATGCCACTCAGTGGTTGAAATTTAACCCTGACGGCAGTGGCAACCTTGTTCCTCCTTACCTATTAGATGAGGAGCCTAGCTGGACAGAATTTGCGGATGTAGACGCTACATCAGCGGCATGGACAATCACGTTCCCTGGAACTTTCTCTGATGGAGATACGCCAGACGAAGACCTGTTGCCTGGCACGACTTTATGCGTGCAAGCAAAAGCGACTAATAATGGGGGGACATCACCGCAAGCTGGTGAGCCTGCAAAACAAGCATGTCGCACGCCGATCGCATCGATTGGACCTAATGCCACGATGTACGGGCTGAGGTTTGATACTTCAAGAGAGACATATCTGCAGAAATCTTATATCAATCCAAACGCATTCACTTAT